CGAGATTGCCTGCGTGCGAGATTTCAGCCCGGACTCGATCTGCAGGATCTCTGCGGAGGCGTCCTTCATCGGGTCGATCCAGTCCCATTTGGTCGGCAACCAGGCGCAGGCCTGATATTGCCGCCGCCGGCTGTCATAGCCGGGCAGATCAATAGCACCGGACAGCACCGCCACGTCCATCCAGCGGGACCACACCGCGCGACAAAGCTGGAACACCAACACGCCATGCTGCCAGGCCGAGATGCGACGGCGGAATTCGATCAGCGAGATACGGGTATTGGAGAAATTGCCCTTGGCGGTGTCGCCGGTCAGGTAGCCGTAAGGAATGCCCAGTGCCGCCGCGACCTGCAGAAGCGTTCGATATTGGAACAACTCATAGGTGCCGCCCGAGTCTGGCGTGGCCGGGGTCGAGACATCCTCACCCGGATCGAGGCGCACGACCTGACCCGGTTCAACCTCAAGATCCTCCTCCGTCGGTTCCAGCGGCGTTTCTGGCGCGGGCGAGGTGATGAACATCGCGAACATCGCCGCGATTTTCTTCCGCTCCAGCTCCGCGTCGTCATAGAGGTCCAGCGTGAACAGCTTGACGATGGCGGCTGCAAAGCGCGACACGCCGCGCAACTGGCCAGCTTCCACCGGGTCGAGGACGTGGATCACATCTGCGGCGGGCACACGGACGGTCTCATTGGTGAGGCCGGGGTCGGTCAGATCACCGGGATGGCGACGCAGGAAGTGATAGGCCACGCGGCGGCCAATGCTGTCGAACTCGATGCCCTGCCGGATCAATCCAGCGCCGGGCAGCGTGCGGTTCATGTCGAGGGGCAGCATTTCGGCGGGCAACATCTGCAGCTGGATCGGCACTGTCAGACCATCCTCGACCCGGCGCGGTCGGATGCGGATGAAGACCTCGCCCGATAAAAACACCTCGCGCGCCGCCCGGCGCTGCAGCCCGTAGAAATCGGTCAGGCCTTCCGCGTCGGCATCATCCGTCCAGGCCAGCCACAGCGTTTGCAATTCTTCCTTCTTTGCGGCATCGGCGATGGTCGACGAGGGCTTGATCCCATCGCCGACGACATTGCTGGCGAACGACTCCACAGCGTTCGCTGCGTAGCCATTGTTGCGGACCAACCAGCGCGCGCGGGCGGTGATCGTGTCGCCAGAGGCCGCGATCAGCGTATTCACATGCGCGCGTGATGCTCGGAAGCCCCGCAGGCGACGATGGGCTTGGGCTGCATCAAACCCACCGATGATCGAGCCAATGCGCTGGCGGAAAGCCTCGAACGCCATGGATCACAGACCCTTTGAGGCGACAGTGCCCCAGCGACGACGGCGCGGGGCGCCAGAAGCGGCCGTGGCAATCCGACCCTCCAGATCGGCAATGGCATTCGCCAGTTCCGCGTCCGAGCCATAGTTGATGGTCTTGCCGTCATAGCTGACAGAGCGGACGCCCGCGTAGCGCGCTTCCTGCAGTGCCGCCAGCAAGGCGCGCATCCGTTCCAGATCCATCTCAATCCCTCATGAAGTTCGGTGTGTAAGCCCGGCGTTTTCGCCGTGGCGTCGTTGGTGTTCCGGCCTTTGGCGCGGTCGGGGCCTCTGATGGTGCCGGAGTTGCCACAGGCATCTGAGGCTTGGTCTCCACCCCGACCTGCGCTTCCAGTCGCCGCCATGTCGCCTCGTCCCAGCGATCTGCGCCCATGATCCACGCTGCTGCGCGGGCATAGACGCGGCAGTCCAGCGCCTCGTTACGCTCGCGCATTTTCTGCCATTCGGGGTGGCTGTAGCCGCGCTTGTTGCGCACGGTGACGAGCTGTTCCGCCACCAACTGCTTCAGCCATTCGGTGTCGATCCAGTCGGGCAGATGCACGGTGCCGGGAGCATCACAGACGCCCAGCGCCCGATCTTCGTCAGAGGGACGTTCCAACCGCAGGAAACGGTAGGTCTCGGTCTTGAACGTCGCCGTGGCCACAGACCACAGTCGTGCGCCTCGCCGCAGACGTTTGCCGCCGATGGTCGCGTCGACAAAGGTCGGGCCCGACACCGGCGTGGCTCGGTTGAAGCCTTCCAAACCCTTGATCGGCGAGACCTGGTCGAACCCTTGTTTTCTTGCCCATGCATAAACAGCCGGGGCCTCGTATCCAGTGTCGATGGCCAGCTTGGCGATCACCATCACCGCACCATTGGTGCAAGCCCACGTCTGCCCCAGCAGGGCCGTCAACTTATCCCAGCACTGCGGATCGTCGGGACCGCCCGCGATGACGATGTGATCGACCAGCCAGCTTGTCCTGTCTCGGCCCCAAGCCCAGACGTCGACCTCAATGCGATCCTTCTGCACATCGACACCGGCAGTCAGGAACAGACCACCTTCGGGGATTTGCACCCCGCCATAGGCTCCGCGCCGTTCGGCCAGCCGCTGCCATTCCGGCGCGTCGCCGCTCTCGACCCATGTCTCACCCAGCAGAGTGTTGCGCGCGGCGCGCAGCATCTCCTCCGAGCCTTGGGCGGCAAGCCAGTCGCGCGCGATCTGTTGCCAGCTTTTCCAGCCCAAGGGCGAATAGAGCGCCGAGATGTGGAAGCCGATGGAATGCGGGTCGGCAGACACAGCCGTCGCGCGCCATTCGCCCTGTTCAAGCATCTGCGTCTTGTGGTGCTCGGCGATGGGCTTTTCGCAGCCCTCGCAATGGTAGGACGCCGTGTCGGGCCGTCCTTTGTCCCAGCGCAGCCTCTCAAACTGCAGCCACTGCATCGCGCCGCAATGTGGGCAGGGCACGAAGTACCGACGCTGATCCGATGCCTCATATTCCCGCTCGATCCGGCTGATGCCCCGGATTGTCGGGGTTGAAACCATGAACACCTTGCGGCGGTGCGAGAAGGTCGTCGTGCGCGCCTCGGCCAGCGTGACCGGGTCGCCTTCCTCGTCGGCTGATGCGGGATAAGCATCGACCTCGTCGAGGAAAATGTAGCGCGCAGGCATCGACCGCAGGCCGGTGGCAGAGTTGGCCCCGGTCAGCACCAGGATGCCACCTTGAAACTCCTTCGACAGCATTGAATTGCCCGCGTCGCGCGACCGGGCGGGGTTAACCAACGCCCGCAGCACCGGGCTTTCCGAGATCAGTGGATCCAGCCGCCCGCGCGAGGTGCGTTTGGCCATTTCCACGGTCGGCAGCACCGCAAGCATGGGCCCGGGTGCGTGGTGGATTACGAAGCCGATCCAGTTGTTGCCAGCCTCTGTTGCGCCAACCTGCGCGGCCTTCATGAAGCTGATCCGTTGCGCCGGGTGGCGGGGCGACAGAGCATCCATGATTTCGCGCAGGTAGGGCGCGCGGGCAGTGCGATATCGCCCCGGTTCGGCCGCAGCACGCGACGACAGCCAGCGATGCGCATCCGCCCATTCCGACACCGTCAAGTCAGGATCCGGGCGCATGCCTTTGCGCCAGCTGCGCAAGATATCCTCGGCCCCGTCAAACCCGAGGTCGAGGTCTTCGGTCAGATCGCCAGTGTCATCCGAGGCTGACTCGGAGATCGGCGAGGGCTTCGAGGTGCTGTCTGACATGGGCTTCCAACACCCTCTGCAGGATCGCGGCCTCGATGATCACCGGCGTGCCGGTTTGTTTTTCCACTCCCAAAGCCACTTCCGCCGCCATCAATGCCGCCACCCTGCTGGGCCAGGTGACCCATGTGTCGCGTTCTTGACGCGCCAACCGGAACACCAGCGCTTCGGCGCGGGCGCGGTCGACCAGCGTGCCCTTCTTCTTCTGGATGCCAAGTTGCTTATCCTGCGCCTGGTAGACCGTCAGCGCGGTCCGGGCCTTCAGATAGGACGAGCTGTCGGCGGGGCCGCTGAAACTGCTATCGCCGCCGGTGCTGCGCCGTTGCTGGTCGGGGTCGGTCATGTCAGCCCGACGCACATCGGACGCCGCCGCATTGATCGACCCGTCGCTGTAAACCACCAGCCGACTGGCCTTGCGTGCCTTCTGGATCGCCCCGCGTGACAGGCCGGAATGGGCGGAATACTCGCGTTCGGACATACCTTCCATGGCGATTGCATTAACCTCAAGATATTGTAATTAAACGGAAATAACGATCTTATTCAGTTGATTACACTCCGCGATAGAGCGATTCATGGTGCAAGGCAAACGGGTGCATCGCACCCCTTACATGAGGATCGGAGAACACCATGCGCGCACAGGAAAAGATGGGACACAGCTCGATGAGCGACGGATGGCGGGGCCACACCAGCCCCGCGCAGGAGCGGGTGAACTGGGTGATGGATGAAGTCATGTCGGGGCGGATGAGCCAGGCCGACGGGATGGTCGAGATGGCACGCGCC